GTTTATCGCCCCTGGAAAGGTGATAGGCTAAACGACAGCAGTTAAGCTAAGTTATTGACTCGTTTCCTTGGCCGGCTACAAAACCGCGGATCCCAATTGCTCGGGTCCACAGTCCTGCAGGGTCAGAGGCTAGTCCCCTCTCCTAAAGAATAGGATAGAGTTACTAACGACTGCTGCCACCGTGAAAGACGGTTAATCAAGTCGACTTTTAATAATATAAGTCTACGAAGAGCAATGCTCTGGGTAGTCTCAACTTATTTCAAGTCTCTTAATAGTCCAGATGGTAGAAGATTTGTTTCTGTAATGTTTAAACATTACAATAATCTTCTATCAAGGGGTACGGTGTCTACCGCTGACCGATGGAAACTCTATCGGTTAGCTGTAACACGGTACCTTTCTGGTACCCCTCTTTCGAAAAGTCAGTTCCCTTATCCTCAAGATACCTTTGGTTTACCAAAGGCTCTTCCTCATAATCTAAGGAAATTATTAATTTCCCGAGATCCTGAAGCCATAAGATTCACTCTAACACTATTAAGTATTAGTCGAACAATTATGGGAGGTAAGAAAGCTGATCTAAGCGCTATCACAGATGAATTTAAAGGAATTGATCCTATAACGGATCAAGAACTTAATTCATTTTGGATAAGGCTTGGACGTCTAAAACTTAGAACAAGTTGGAACGATGTCCACTGGACTTCAAAAGCTGGACCTAACGGTCCAGCGTTGAAATCTTGCTATGTAGATCTTAAGGTTTTACCAAAAGAACTCATAGAAGCACTAGATGTGATCGGAGGACCCGGTTTCGTAAGATTCCGGGAGTCTCTGACTCCAATAGTACTTGCCAAATGGTCAGCTCTTAAAGACGTTTTCAAATTCAAGGATCCAAAAGAACCTTGTATAAGAAAACTATCTTATAAAGCTGATCGAGAGGCCAAGACCAGGGTATTCGCCATCCTTGATTACTGGTCACAGTCGGTCTTGCTACCAATTCACAAAGGTTTATTTTACCTTTTGAAATTGCTACCAAGAGACGTGACTTTTGATCAAGGACGGTTGATGTCTTTACTAGTAAAGATGCCTGGTCCTTTCTACAGTTACGATTTGACGTCAGCTACAGATAGATTCCCAATTGAAATTCAATTGAGGCTTCTTTCTAAACTAACGTCTCCCGAAATTGCAGAAGCGTGGAGAACAATAATGGTTAAGTTTGAATATAAAACTCCCGAAGGTTCATCAGTTCTTTACAGAACTGGTCAACCAATGGGGGCATATTCATCTTGGGCATTATTTACTCTATGTCATCATATGATAGTTTACGTTGCCGCGAAAAGATCTAAAATTAGAAATTTTCGTGACTACGCTCTATTAGGTGATGATATAGTCATCGCTAACTCTGCTGTTGCAAAGGCATATAGAGATATCCTCTTGTCTATGAACGTAGACATTTCTGAGGCGAAATCACATGTATCAAACAATACATTTGAATTTGCTAAGAGATGGTTCGTCGATAGACAAGAAGTATCACCTTTCCCGTTGGCTGGTTTTATGGAAGTAAGTAAGAAGTATTATCTTCTTTACGAACTTTTAGAAAACCAGATATCCCAACGTGGGATGGTAAAACTATCTGACTTTGGCAACCTCAGTCTAACCTCATTAGTACATCTTATCGCAAGTACTGATCGTTTAAGAACGATTTTGTATAAGCGACTTAAGATACTAATTAATTTTCCTAACTATACAGGATGTATTGCAGAGTTCGAATCAAAAGTTATGAACTTTCTTCGAATTGTGCAGATCCCGCATAGCTGTAACCATTCTCCTGCAGTTTTGGCTCAATTATTAGCCGAAACTGTAAAAGAATATGTTACTGAGGAAGATAAAGAGGTGGGGGATCGTGTTCGGAATAAAATCAACAAATGGCTTGACGCCACTCGTGATGATTCCGTCACTAATCCCTCAGGGCTGGACGAC